TCCATCGCGCCAACGACGAGGGCGAGTTTGTGATCGTGGACAGTGGCACGACGACGATGGATCACATCCCGTTTAGCGTTGCCTACGCCAACCGCGTGAACTTCATGGAGTCGCGGCCGCCGCTGATGGATATCGCGGAGCTGAACCTCAAGGCGTACCAGATGCAGAGCGATTTGGACAACATGCTCCATATCGCGGGAGTGCCTCTATTAGGGTTTTTTGGGTTCCCGCAGGCTGCTGAGGAGGTCACCGCAGGCCCAGGCGAGGCCATTAGCTTCCCCGCAGAAGGCCGGGCCGAATACATCGAGCCACAGGGCAGGGCCTTTGACGCTCAGTTAAACGCTTAGAGCAGATCGCCTCGCAGATCAACGAGCTAGGCCTCAGCAGCGTGCTCGGTCAGAAGCTGTCCGCCGAAACCGCCGAATCGAAGCGCATCGATCGCAGCCAAGGCGACTCGACAATGATGGTCATTGCGCAGAACATGCAAGACCTAATCGACAACTGCTTGGCCCACCATGCCCACTACCTCAACATCACCGAGGTAGGCAGCTGCCTGGTCAATCGCGACTTCCTTGGCACACGCTTAGAGCCTCAGGAGATTCAGGCCCTGCTGCAGCTCTACACCACTGGCACGATCACCCAGGAAACCCTGCTGCTGCAGCTCAGCGAAGGCGAGGTGTTAGGCGACGACTTCGACATTGAGGCCGAGGTCGAGGCCACACAGCTCGGAGGCCTTGGCGGTGAGCAGATGCCTGAGCCTGTAGAAGATGACGAAGAGCCGGTGGAAACCGACGAGATCCCTGAGCAGGATGAGGAGGAGGTCGAAGAAGAGTAATGAACTCGCCCACTGATCCAGCAACTGAAGGCGGAGACGAAACTCGGATCCTTCATGTTTGCACCGGAGAGATCAGGGGCCGCTACTTCGCTGTCATCCGCTGCAAGTGGTACGGCGAGGACGGAATGATCGGAGTCTCGGAGCATCGACTGGAAGACATGGACATGCAGACCAACCTCGAAGACTTCGGCGCCTTCATCGTCAGCGCTTTAGACGCCAATGCAGATGTCACGGCCCTGGTGGCCTGTGACCCTGAAGACCTGGGCTTGGAGGTCGAATGAGCCTCGAATCGTTTGTCGAAGAGATTCCCGAGGCCTACTACCGAAAGGCCATCGATTTAAACCGCTACAGCAATAGCGTTGCTCGGAAGCTGATGCAGTCTTACGAGCGGATCATCCGCCGCTCGATTGCTGAGCTTGAGCGAATCGAGCAGATGCCTAGCGCTAAGCGGCCGCAGGTGCGGGCCCAGAGGCTTAAGGCACTAATCAAGCAAAACACTGAGGCCTTGGCCAGATGGTCTGATAAGGCAGGGCAACAGCTAGCCCGTGAGCTTGGCGATCTGGCAAAGATCGAGGTTGATTTCACGGTGGGCCAGTTGCGGCGTGGCGTGCCCGAGGTGGCTCGCGGTGCGGTGCGCACTGTTGAGGTGACGCCGACTTTTGCCGAGGCTGTGATCACTGCTGACCCGACCAACGTCGGCACGGCTGTATTGAGCGACAGCCTTGAGGAGATTGTGAGCGGGCCTGCCAAGGCCATGAAACTGACAGCTCGGCAGGGTGCAGCGATTCGGATGCCTGACGGGCGGAGCATCGGCAAGGCGTTCCGCGGGTTGGCAGAACAGCAGGCCCAGATCTTTGCCACCACTGTTCAAGATGGCTTGCTGTCTGGCGAGTCAACCCAGGCGATTGCTCGCACGTTGATTGGCGAGGGCCTTGAGTTTTCGACCAAGGCCAAGAGCATCAGGCAGCTAGCCCAAGCTGGTGGCCAGATGACGAAGATGGCGACCCATCAGGTGCGGACGCTTGTGCGGACGAGCGTGAACGCAACCTCGAATGTCGCTAGCCAGCGGGTGTATCGAGCAAACCCGACGGTCACTAAGAAATATCGTTGGCTGGCCACCTTGGACGAGAAAACCTCGGCGATTTGCAAGAGCCTTGATCAGCAGGTGTTTGAGTATGGCAAGGGGCCAACGCCTGCTAACCCGCCCCATTTCAACTGCAGGTCTACAATCGCGCCGGTGGTGGATTGGGATGGCCTTTCCAGCAAGTACGGGATTGATCTAACGCCGCCCAAGAGCAAGGCCAAGCGCCCATCAGCTACCGGCGGCGTGCCATTGGGGACTAGCTACGGGAAGTGGCTGCATGATCAACGGCCTGCAGGCAAGAAGTTCGAGGCGAGTGCGGCACAGGCCAAGGCCTTTGGCGGCGGGAAGGATACGCCAGCGGCAAGGCTGAAAGCCAAGTATTTCAACCGCTTGGCCGACAAGTACGGGCCGGATAAGGCGATGAAGAAGTTCCTTCGTGAAGATGGCACGGAGGTGAGCATCGCTGACCTGCAGCGTCGCTATGGCGATCCTGAGAAGATCACGACGACCAAGGTCAAGGCCAAGCCCAAGGCGCTGACCAAGAACGAGAAGATCGCCAAACAGGTGATGCAGGATCCGTCGCTGAAGAGCGATAAGAAGCGGATCGAGGCGATGGTCGAAAAAGGCGTCCCGGCAAATTCTGACTTTGTGGGTCTGGTGGCTGAGGCCAAGAAGAAGTCTGGCCTGGCCACTACCGAGACCTTCCCGAAAGCAAAGCCCAAGCCTGCTGCAGCGCCAAAAGTTTCACTTGCTGATCGAGTGCTCGCCCCAGGGCCTCAAAACCAGCTGGTTTTTGCCAAGCAAGGCGGCACGGCGAAAATGTTTGAGGACAGCTTTAGCTTGCTGGAAGAGGTTGACGGGGAAGTCGGGGCCAACGCTCGCAAGATGCGGCGATTTATTGAGAAGCAAAATGTTGTGCTTCATCCCTCGATCCCTGAAAAATTCAGCAACGCAGATCGGTTTAAGGGCAACCAAGCCTTGCTCGAAGCTCAGCGCAAAGCTGTCGAGGCTTTGGAGAAACAGGGCAACAACCCAGGCGCATTAAGCGGCGCTAAGAGCATTCTCAAGGCCTTGGAAGACGGCAACTACGGCGAGTTGAAGCACGTTATGGGCAAGGCTGGCGGGGCAGCTGGCTACACCACACGCAGCAGTGGAATCATCAATGCAGCGATGACGCCAAACTCAACAACGCTCAACAGCAAGCGGGTCAAGCGTCTTGTGGCCAGCGCCGAGGATTCCCTCAAGCAACAGAACGCCTACATCAACTATTACAAGGAATACAAAGCGGGGACGGTGGCTCCAAAACCGTCTTGGAACGCAAGCGGATTAGGCGGCGGGGGTGCTCTTGACCCCGACCAATGGCTATCAACAACAATCCACGAAGTCGGGCACCAAGTCCACTTCCGCGGATTGGCCGGCACCAAGCTGGCCAATAAGTACAAGGGGTTGGGTGGCGAGAAATTTGTTTCGCAGTACGCTCACTCAAACGAGTTCGAGCAATTTGCCGAAGCCTTTGTGCATTATGTTTTGAACCCCAAGGGCCTTAAGGCCAGTCACCCGCGGCTTTACCAATGGGTAGATGACGCTATGGAAGAGGCTTTGAAATGACACCTAGAGAGGCAGTTGATTTGGCTGGACGCTGGCCTGAGGACCGCACTGTCCCAAGGAGATTGCGGGCTGTCTATGACGAAGCCCGCGGGGTTGAAAGGCAGCAGATAAAAAGTCTGGTCGAAGTGCTCAAGGTCGCCTCGGGCGGCCAGGCCGATTACGAGTTGATCGACAAATATTTCGCTGATTAGCCTAAGCGCAGCATTTCTGTGCTCATGTCTTCCGATTTTGAAGCGGTTCTCGTCGGCGAACAGCTGATCTTGGCCCGCAAGGTCACCCTCGACGATGGCTCGGTGCAGTATCGAAACAAGTTCGGCATGGCCTTAGATGGTGCCAAGCCTGTCCAGCAGGATGAGCCCAAGCCCAAGCGCCGCGCTCGCAAAAAAGCAGCTGAGTAGCATAAATTGACTGCTTCACGCTGATGCCTTACCACTCCGGCAAACCCAAGCCGAAAGGCAAAAAGAAGGGGGGCAAAAAGAAGTGAAGAAAGGCAGCCGCGTTAGCTGGACCTATCAAGGCGTCCGCACCTATGGCACTGTCACCGGCATGGGTGGCAAGAGGGCCACAATCACAGGGCCTACCGGTGGCAAGATCACCCGCGTCGGCACTGACGACGATCCGGTAGTGCGGATCAAGTCTGAATCAACTGGCCGGCCTGTACTGAAGCGTCGCTCTCAGCTTCGTTCTGCTCCAAAGCGCTGATATTGACATTACAAAGTAAAGTGTGGGCGCAATTTAGCCTGTGGCTAATTCATGTCTGAAGAGCAAACTGCTCCTGTGGAGCAAAGCGCCGACAACTCCAATCTTGTGGCCGAACTTGAGGCCATGCGCCGCAAGAATGCCGAGCTGCTAGACGAATACAAAAAGGTCAAGCAACAGGCCAAGGCTGTGCCCGATGGCGTTGATGTGCAGGCCCTGCTGGACTTCAAGCGCAAGGCTGAGCAGCAAGAACTCGAAGCCCAGGGCAAGTACAGCGAAGCCCGCGAGGCCATGGAACAACAGTTCCGCGAGGCCACGGCTGAGAAAGACAAGCGCATCGCTGAGCTAGAGGCCCGCGTTCGTGAGCTTGAACTATTGACCCCAGCCGTCTCGGCCCTTGCTGATATCGTCCACGATCCCGACTTGGTGATGAAGACCAAGCTGTCGGCAGATCAGATTCAGCGCGAAGCCGATGGCACTGTTGTAGTGGTCAACGGCTACGAGCGTGTGCCTGTAGTCGAGTGGGCCAAGACCCTCCCTGCATGGATGCAGAAGCAGCCCAAGCCCCAAGGCAGTGGCGCACCTGTGGGCCGCGGAGGCGGTGACATCCCAGCTGGCATAAGCAATCCCTTCCGCCCTGAGAGTTACAACCTCACGGAACAAGCGCGGCTATTTAAGACTGACCGCGATCTATATGAGCGGCTTAAAGCACAGGCTGGCCGTTAGTATGAAACGGATGGCGAAGCTGTGCTGAGCCGATAGGGCTGTGCCCAACAACCGCAAATTTCTGGTAACTAACGATGGCGACCCTTAGGTCCGATATCATAGTTCCCGAAATTTTCACCCCCTACGTTATTGAGCAATCGACCCAACGTGATGCCTTCTTGGCTAGCGGTGTGGTGCAGCCCATGGCTGAACTCAATGCAACCGAGGGTGGGGATTTTGTGAACGTCCCCTTCTGGAAAGCCAACCTTTCTGGAGACTTTGAGGTTCTGTCTGACAGCACCTCCCTGACCCCCGGCAAGATCACTGCCGACCGTCAGACTGGCGTGATTCTGCACCGTGGTCGGGCCTTTGAGGCACGCGACTTGGCCGCTCTGGCTGCAGGTAGCGACCCCATGGCCGCTATCGGTCAGAAGGTCGCCGAATATGTCGCCAACCAGCGTCAGAAAGATCTCCTTTCTTGCCTGGGTGGTGTGTTCGGTTCGCTGGGTGCTACCAGCAGCTCTGCCGCCTTCTTCGATCTCACCATTGATGGTGAATCGGGTGACACCCCGACTGTTCTGAGCCCCCGCCACGTTGCACGGGCCCGTCAGAAGCTGGGTGATCAGGGAGAGAAGCTGACTGCCATGTGCATTCACTCTTCCTGCTTCTACGACCTCGTAGAGCGCCGCGCAATCGACTACATCTACGACAACACTGGCGCCGCTGACACCAGCGCAGCCCAGGGTTCTACCGCAGGTGCATTCGGTAGCCCCGCAGTGCCCGTTTTTATGGGCCTCCGAGTTATCGTTTCAGATGATGTTCAGACCGCCGGCAGCGGTTCCTCGACCGAATATGCCGCCTACTTCTTCACCCAAGGAGCAGTCGGTTCGGGCGAGCAACTCGCAATGCGGACGGAAGTCGATCGCGACATCCTCGCCAAGAGCGATGCGATGAGCCTCGATCTGCACTACGTCTATCACCCGATCGGCGCTCGTTACACCTCCAGCACTGTCAACCCCAACCAGAGCACTCTGGAGACCGTTGGCAACTGGTCCAAGGTGTACGAAACCAAGAACCTCGGTATTTGCCGGGCGACTGTTACTTCTAATCTTGACTGAGGAGAGTAACTAACCATGGCAAGTCTTTTCGAGATCGGTGCCGGTAAGGCCCTCGGATACACCTCCGGCGGTGCTGTTACCCAGGCAACCGACAAGTCCACCGGCGTGACCCTTAATCAGGCCGCTGGTCAAATCACCACCTCCGATGCCTCCCTGGCCGGTGGTGCTGAGGTGTCCTTCGTCGTTACTAACGACAAGGTCGCCGCGACCGATGTGGTCGCAATGTCGCTGGCCTCTGGTGCCTCCACCGGCACCTACATCGTCAGCGTCAGCGCTGTTGCCGCAGGTTCCTTCACTGTGACCCTGAGCAACGTGGGCACCACCGCTGGTGAGGCCCTGGTGCTGAACTACGCCGTGATCAAGGCTGCTGCCTCCTGATCATGGGTTTGTTCGCTTTTAGGCGAGCACAGGCGCGTGAGGCTGCCGCTCTTGCGGTGGCCTCTGGCCCTGTGAAGTCTGAACCCAAGAAATCACCCGAGAAGCCCGATGGCGATCACGATCGACGCAACAGTCGGGGGCGCAAGCGCAAACAGCTACCTGACGCTGAGTGATGCCAACGATCTGATCAATGGCCTCGTTCAGAACGATGACGTGGTTGCCTGGGCTTCTGCCACTGACGACCAAAAAAACCGAGCCCTCTACACCGCAGCGCAGCGCATCGACCGCGAGCGGTTCCTAGGGGCCAGGGCAGCCAATACACAGGCCCTGCAATGGCCGCGTGATGGTGTGCGCAAGCCAGACACCTACCAGCGGACCTACACCACGGGTTTCCCGTTCCGTCTGACTGAGGATTACTACACCACCACCGAGATCCCGGATCAGATCAAGAAGGCTCAGGCAGAGCTGGCGGTCTACCTGCACAACAACAAAGACGGCCTGGGCCTTGGTGGCCTTGAGGACTTCAAGAACCTGCAGGTGGGTTCAATCAATCTCACCCCGAACTTCTACGGGGCGGTGGGTGCTGATCGCATCCCGCCAATGGTGGAGCGTTATTTCACCGGTCTTAGAATCAGTGGACCGGGCAACATTGCCGTAAAGAGGAGCTGATTCATGGGTTACGCCTACCCAGGTGCTGAGTTCATCGACGACACGGCGGCCCATACCGGACGCTTCGGCAAGATCGTTGCCCTTGAGGATTCGGTGATTGCCAGCCTGGCGGCTGAGGATTACACCGGCAACACCCTTTCAGCGATCCCCATAAAGGCGAGCTGCGAGATGTACGGGGTCTTCACCAGCATCACGCTGACCAGCGGCACTGTCGTCGCTTATAGGCTCTGATCATGTCTAAAGGTTTTGGGCAAGGCGATGTCGGCATTGATTACACGATCGGTGCCGAGGTGATTACTGACACCGCTGCGCATACCGGGCGGTTTAAGCACATCGACTTCTACGAAAACACCACGATTGACACCTTGGTGTCCGAGAACTACACCGGCAACAGCCTGAACGGTGAAAGCATTCCGGCCGGCTTTCATATCGTTGGTGTCTTCACCAGCATCACGCTGCAGAACGGCGCCTGCATCGCTTACCGAGTCTGATGGCACTTGCAGACAAGATCGCTAAAGCTGTAGGCAAGCCCTTCCCCAAGATTGGCGGTGATGTCACCTTTCGCGTAATTTCGACCGGGGCCTACAACACCACCACCGGCGCAGTCACTGAAACTGCTAGCGACACCACGATCAAAGGCGCTCTTGATTCTGTTAGCGATCAAGAGGTCAACGAGTTGGTGCAGGCCAGCGACAAGAAGCTAACGGTCCCGGCTAGCAGTTTCAGTTCTCGCCCATCCACCGCCGATAAAGTGGTGATTAGCAGCGTTGTCCATCAAATTATTGCGGTCAATGTGACCGAAATGCAGAACGTGGACATCGCCTACGACCTGATCTTGAGGGCGTAACTATGGGCAAAAAGCTCAAAAGCCTTGACGAAATCGGTCCTGCCCTCGAAGAGTTTGGCCGTGACCTTTTGAGCGCTGCAATTTTGGAGACAGACGGCCGGATCAAAGAGGCCAGCCCTGTTGATACTGGGCGGTTTCGCAATAGTTGGATGATTGGCGAAAACAGCAATAGCGGCCAGCCTGCGCCTCCTGGCAATTACGGAGCCAATATGCCCCCGCCTGTGACAATTAACTATCAGCTTGGAAACGAACAGCTGGGCAACGAATACAGCATCCACAACAATCTCGAATATGCCGAGCCGGTGGCCTATGGCACCAACCTGCCACCGTCTTGGGGTGGCGAGTACAAGGTCGGCAACCTGAGCCTAGACCCGCCTCGAAATCGGGGAGTTGTCCCTGGCTTTCCTGATTTAATTGCTAAGGAAATGCAAGGTTTTGTGGACCAAAAATTTCGTGAGTTCAGGAGTAAATTCTGATGGCCGCTGCAGACATCAACACCATCAGGGCCACCATCGAAGCCCGCCTGGCCACTGAATTGTCAAGTGGCCCGGCCATCCCGGTGGTGTTTCACAACGTCCCCTTTGAGCCGACGCCAAACTCATCGTGGGTTCAGTGCTTGACCACCTTCGGCCGGAATCAGTACCTGAGCCAAGGCAGCACGACAAACTCGCAAAACAGAATTTTTGGCCTCGTCACCATCAACATTTTCTCGGCCGCAGGTGTAGGCCCTGGCGCCAACTACACGATCGGGAAAAGAATCCGCGATCTTTACAATAGGGTGAACGTGTCGGGGGTTTTCTTCGACGCTCCAATAGGTCCAGAGGCTCTGGCTTCACCAGCTCCCGAGGGCTATTTCCAAACACAGGTCCGTGTGACCTTTGAATCCATCGAGGAACTCTGACCCATGGCCATTCTCCGAGGAGAGCAAGGCGCTGTTCAATTCGACGCCGCCGGCTCTACAAACGCCACCATCGTTGGCACCCGCAGCTGGACTCTTTCCACCACGAAGGAAACTCTGGACGTTACCGATCACGGTGACACCTTCCGTTCCTTTGTTGGCAGCCTGATCTCCGGCTCCGGCACCGTGGAACTCGTCTACGACCCCGACGCAACTGGCCAAGCTGGCTTCTTGGAAGACGTTCTGACCACCGCAGACGGGGCCGATGCCACCTTCGAACTGTTCACTACCGGCACCACCTCCGGCTCTGATTCAATCAGCTTCGCTGGAATTATCACTGACATGGAGATTTCTTCTACTGTTGGTGAACTTGTTGTCGTTAGCTGCAACTTTGTGACCAGCGGTGCCATCACCGGCAACCTGGAATAATCAGGTGTATAGTCGGGGCGATTTATTCGCCCCCTAGATGGCAGCCCAAAAGCGAACTGTCGATCTGCTGGTTGAGGCATTTGACCTCAGCCAGCGTCGCAAATTTGTTCTTAAGAATGCAGACGGCAAGCCCGTCGTTGACCTGTATTTCAAGCCGATCACCCGCGCTGATCGCAAGAAGGCCCAGGCCCTTGCTGGCAGTGAAGAAGCGCTAGAGATCAGCACCCAAATGCTGTGCCAGATGGCAGAGCTTGAGGATGGCACCAAAGCCTTTGCCGCTGCTGATGCACCGAAGCTCCAGCGTCAACTGCCTGAGTCTGTGCTCAACGAACTGGAACTGTTCCTCTTCGGTCTTGGCGAAGACACCAGCATGGAAGAAGCAAAAAACGACTGAAGCAGGACAACTGGCTCAATTTTGAGTTCTTTTTGGCCTGCGAGTTAGGCATGACAGTGAGCAAACTCCGCACGGAATTAACCGACGCGGAGTTCGTTCATTTTGCGGCGTACTATGAACTGAAAGGCGAGCGGGAAGAACAGGCGATGAATAGGGCTAAGCGCCGCCGATAGACTGCAATCAGTCTTGGTTGGGCTGTGGCGGTAGTCGAGATTAGATACGACACGTCGCAAGCTAAGCGTGCGACAAAGGATCTAAGTAACGATACAAAGAGGCTTCAGGAGGCTGTACGCGGTAGCCAGTCAGCTCTTGAAAAGCAGGGCCGGGCCGCGGGTGCAGCGGCTGCTGGGACAACGAAGTTTGGGGCCTCGGCCAAGCTGGCGGCCCCTGGTGTTCGTGCGCTTGGTGCTGCAGTCAAGGCAGCGTTAGGCCCTGTTGGCCTGCTGCTGTCGGCTGCGGGTGCAATGACCCAGGCCTTTGGCGTTCTAGCAAAACAGGATTTTGCAGAGGCAAAGGTTCGCACTCTTGGGGTCAACAGCGAAGAACTGACCAAGCGGCTCAAGGGTGTCAGCCGCGAGCTAAACGGTCAGGCCAGCGTTGTCGAGCTGACTGCCGCGGCCTATGACGTGGCTTCGGCTGGTTTTGCTAATGCAGCCGATAACGCCAAGATTTTGAAGGCGGCCAGCCAAGGCGCTACCGGTGGCTTCTCTGACATCAACACCGTGGCCGATGCGGCCACCTCTGTTCTGAACGCCTACGGCAAAACGGCGGACGAAGTCGGCGCCATTGTCGATGGCTTTATTCAGACCCAGAACGACGGCAAGATTATCATTGGCCAGTACGCGGCCAACATCGCGAAGGTGTCGCCAGTCGCGGCCGCTTTGGGTATTGAGCTGGCTGAGGTGAACGCGGCTGTCGCTCAGATCACCGCAGGTGGCACCAACGCCTAGATGACCTTCACAGGTCTGAAGACGGCATTTGCTCAGATTGCTTCTGGCAACGTCGGGAAAGAGTTCAAAAAATACGGCG